GGTTATTCAACAAAAGATTGTCCAAAGGGCCTGTCATAGACACACCCAACAAACGCTCTTCTTCTGTATTCTGTTGCCAAATCTTACGGAGATAAGGGAAGTTGGTCATTGTCGATTGGAAGGTTCCCAAGATGGTTGCCATTTCAATCTTATCCAACAAGGTTTCTTCAGTATCTTCTGGACGCACAATCACGGACGAGAGGTTACAGAACTGGAAGGGACGAAGAATGATCTCGCTGCATGGGTTTGTTCCCCATTCCTGTCCTGTTTCCCTACGGCCATTCTTCGCAGCCTGCAAGTCACTAGCATAACGATTAAAAATACCACGCTCACCACTATGGCTTTCATAAATAGTGCTCCATTCACGCATAAACTTACCAACATCAGGCTTCACATCATACACCGCTGAGTTGTTAGCCAATGCACGCTGTCCATTACCATCCCACCAGTTGCCTGCCTTAGCATGGCTCATCCGGTCATCTGACAGGTCAGACAAGCTAATCATTGCACTGCGTCGAACCCCTCCCACCACAACGACTTCCCCGACCTTACACAATATATCGTGGGCCTCAAGACTAGTGAGTTTTCGACCAACAGCACCTTTGAACTTTGCAACCACATACTTAAAGAGGTCAACCAAAGGCTCAGGCCCCGAAGCTCGTCCACCGAAAGTCTTGAGCCGTGTCCCAGCCGGACGAACGGCTGACACATCCCACTTAGGAATCTCACCTGCATAAAGCAAGGCAACCACTTGTCGGAGGCTCTTTGCCCATCCTTCTTTACTGTCTTTAACGCCAATAACAGTGTTGCTATTATACAACGCTTCTGGAACCTCTGGCAACTTAGCCACATACTTCTGCTCAACGCTGAAGCCCACCCCTGTACCACAGAGAAGGATGTACATGGCTTCATCGAAGGCCTTTGGGTCATCGATGGGCAAGTAGGAGCAATTGTATCCTGCAACATTCTGTCGTTCAAGGGCATCTCCAGCAGTCATAATGGAACGCATTGATGGAACCACTTCCAGATTGGTCACAGCATCCTGCAAGCGGGTACGGAGGCTATCTTGCAGCACATAATTGTGCTTGGTCAGCAGATGATTCCCCATGAAGTCGAAATAGCGGGCCACTGTCTCAGGCCAATGCTCACGACGGCCTTCCTTGTCCAAGAAGCGGCTATAGCGGCTCTTGCTGATGTAATGTTGGTACGGGGTCATTTCGCGTTTATTAGTCATTCAATTCCTTAATTAGTTTTTCTAGTTGTTCGTCAATCTTTTCAGCAAAGGCTTCAACAAGGTCGCTGCTCTGTATGTTGAGAAGCTCCAATAGAGCCACCTCATCCATCTGCCTTAGATGTTCTTTGATGTTAGAAAGCTGTGTCATGTGCAAATTGCTTAAATACCGCTACAAAGGAGCAGGCAGCAAGGAAGTCATCCACTGTTTGTCTACGCATAGTTCCTTTGATGTAGCTGCTTTTGATATAGGGGGTGTAATAAGTCATTTCTCATCTTCTTGTTCAAACCAAAGCAAGAAAAGCAAGCAACAAATAGCATGGGCTAAATGGCTCTTGCCTGTCTCGCTGTCCTTCTTCTCTCCTCCTGCCCAGTCTGTCAGATGACGGAAGGCAGCGCTGACATAGCGTTTACGTGCATCAGGGACAATCTTCCAGTTATCATCTGCATACTTGCGTGACCCGTAGGTGAGCACATCTACAACATCTCGCATGGCTCGGAAAGGAATGAGCTCCCATCGTGCCTTACCATCGTCATATTTAACACCCTGCTTAGGAGTTTCTGACAAATCAGCCACCACTTGCTCCCAAGGCTTGTTATCCACTTTATCAAAAACCTTCATAGACACCCAATTAGATAGGTTTTCACCCATTCCAGAGGGGTCACAAGTGGAGCAGGGGTCTTCTAAATGCCCTCGTTCCGCATAAAAGCATGTTTCACAGCTTGCCATATTTCTTCTCCAGATAGTCTATAGACAGCATCATCTCATCAAAGCAGCCATCTTCCACCTCATTCAAGACAACAAGGCCTCGCCAGTGTCGGTTAGAAAGCTTGTCCATATAGCTCTCATCGTGTTGATAATAGCTTCCTGCGATTATAGCACAGATTGCTTTACCATCCGCCCTTTTGCCATAAGCCACTGAACGCCCTTGCTGATGACCAGCGACACAAGACATGTGCAGTTTGCTAATAATAGCAGCAGGAGAAGCAGCAGGCCTCCCCATAGCACCAACAGGCCAATAGTGATTAAAGCCAACCCCTTCAATAAATACAGGGTGTAGAAACGGATGAACCTCCCAATCTTCCTCATAGCCTAAGTCCTTAATGCTGATAAGCCCCTCCAGCATGGGGTTGTTGTTAACAGCCCTGTCAATGCGGTTCTCATGGTTGCCCAATGTTAGCACCATTCGAGGCTTATACACCTTGTCTTTGTTCTTCTTTTGCTGCGATTGCAAAGAGCGAAGAGGAGCAAGAAGCATTTTCATGGCATTGTGTACAACCTGCACATCTTTAGCGTAACGAAGCCCTTCAAAATACTTACTGCCCTTCACATCATGGGAGGACAGGGAGGGCATGTCTGCAAAATCCCCTCCGTTCACTACAACATCTGGCCTGTAGTCACAGATAGCTTGTCCAGCCCATGACAAGTGGTCTAAAGGAACTCCTTCTTTAACCTGACAGTCTGGAATATATAAAATACGCATTAAAGCATCTCTTCATTAAATACAGGACCAGACCAGCTTGCAGCATTCACACGAAAGGGACTTTCTTTAATAGCCACTTGCTCTTTGATGCTATAGCCATAAGCGGCAGTGATAAGAGAAACAAATTCTTCCAAGGCTTCAGGCCATGTCTCTGCTTCAAAAGAAATGTTTACATGCTTATTGCCGTGGCTGTAAGCAAATGAAAAAGATGGCTCAGATGTGTCGTACATAATAGTTCCTTAAATGTTCTTTGAATAATAAGCGCATTGCTGCACTTTGTAAATGTCTACAATAATTGGAGGGACAGAGAAGAAGCTCTGAAACTCACTAGGGATTGCTGTGTGTCTATAACAGCTTTCCTTTCGTTGACAATCAATAGTTTCTGTCTTTCCTCTGCACATAGTGATATCAGGCATAGTTGTCCCAGCTAGTTAGTACAAAAGACAAGGAAAGATATGTTTTGTCTTCTTCTGTTGTCTTATCCACCTGAAAGCCACCTGTGGCAATCCTGTATGAAGGCTGTCTAGAAACCATTGCTTCCTTCATCAGGCCACGAGCACGTTTTCGTAGCTCGCTAATCTCAGGAATAGCGTAGTCACCTGTATCGCGGTCAACCCATCCCCAACCTAGCATTTCCATAGTGTCATGCACACGATCGAAGTCGAAGTTGTCCATAATGTCATCAATTGTTTCCATTTAACACCTCCATCATACTAGGAAATGCCTTAGCAATCTCCAGTTTACAAGCATCGGCAACTTCCCGATGTTCCTTTTGTGTTGCTGCGTCACAACGGATGGCTACATAATGAAGCCAACTACGCAGGGTTCCATTCATGTACATGCGGCTCTTTGTCATGCCCTCTGGAAGCAGCTTCCTAGCAACTTCCTTGGCAATGCCTTTATCAAGAGCAGCTTTGTACATGAATTCAGCATCATCTAACACACGCCTCTGTGCGCCTTCCCACCAATAAGCAAGCTGTCGGTCATCTGTCTCAAGACTGTTCTGCCTGTTCTTGGTGTCTTGTAAGCGCACCTCTGACTTCTCAAACCCCTGTGCCTCCGCATATCTCTGTGAGAATTCTTGAAAGCTAAAGCTTCGATGGCGGAGGATTTGACGAGCAATGTCACGGGTTGTTTCAATCTCCATGCAGATGTTCACCATCTCAAAAGGGCTCCAGTGGTTGTTCTTAGCTAAGTATTTAATTAGCTTAGGAGCACTCTCTGGGTTATCCTGATTAGCTGGATTGCTCACACGGGCCATGAAAGCCACCAATGCTTCTCCCTCTGGTGTTGCCCATATTGTGCGTACCTTCATGTTTCTCCCACATATTTCTTTGCATCCTCAATACCTTGTTCCAAAGCTGTCACCATACCTAAGCACAAGAATGTTGTTTTCTCTTCATCATTCATATCAATCATGAATGTGGCACTGCCGTCTTCATGTTCTTTAAGAAGTTCAACTTTCATTTCATTCCTTTCCTAAACTCAGGGTCTGACATCTTGATGTCAATGTGCTCCAACAATGCATGAAGCTCATTGATTATTAAAGAAAGCTTAGCTCGTTTTTCTTTATGTCCTTTGGCATCACTGAAATCAAACTCAAGGTTTACTGTTTTGTTACAATCAGAAATGCTCACACTAACATCACACCACTTAGAGGCCATGTCAGCATGGCATTGAATAGCAGCAACTCCTGTTTTGGAATTGAGAAACTTACGCGAGTGATAGGTCATTTCTTCTTCCTTAGTAGTTTCTCTGCTGCCGTCTTTGTCTTATGACAAGGAAGACACAACACCTGTAAATTACTGGCTTCACAGAACAACCTATCAACATAGACATCCCAGCTTACAAACCCCTTAGCAGGGTCTACAGCAGGGCTCGTATGGTCAACCTGCACATCGTTGCTAACAAACTCTTCAGAGCAGGCAGCGCACCGATAATGCATAGCTTGCTTTCCTGTCTTCTTGTTTGTTTGTCTACCGATATATGCTTCCTTCAGAGCCTTGTATTTAGGAGGCCACCGGCGGGTTGCCGTGCGAAGCGCTCCTGTAACAAAGCTTCTGAATTTAGCTGCTGTCCATTCCCCATCATTAAAGCTGCTACGCTTCATGAGGAGGCTCCCAGCGCTGTCCTTCGTGCCTACTGAGCCACAAGAGCTGTCCATTCTCAAGCACACGCTCAGGAGGCTCTCCAGCCAAGTCGTACGCTTTTGTCACGGCTTGATACATGTCTTGCTCTGTCGTAGCTTTTGCCAATAGCTTCTTAGCCTTAACAGGGCCAATTCCGTGCAAACCAATAATGTTGTCAACTCTATCTCCTGTTAGTAGCTGGGCGTAGAAGCTTCTTAGTCCTTCTTCTTCTGTCACAAAGTATTCTTCCTTCTTCACAGGGTTGTAATGCCACCCCGGAAGCTGATCTAAATCTTTGTCCACATGCACAATCCAGCCAATGTATTTAGTGGAAGCAATAGCCACATCATCGTCAGCTTCTTGATTATCACTCATCTTAGCTTCTAGTCGCTGCAAATGATGACGCAAGGCTTCGTAATGAGGAGGCTTCTCTGTGTCTTTCCTGTTGCCCTTGTAGGGGTGTGTAGTTGCTATGCCGAAGCGGAAGTTGGTCTTGCCTGTAATGAAGGCTTCGTAGTCTTCACACTTTAGCTCAATATACACCATGTCTGTCAGCATCTCAGTGAGCCGAGCCTTGGCTATCTGTTCGGTTTCGTCTTTACATGAAAACCCAACACGATAGACCAAGAAATCGGCATCAATAAGCGCCAGTTTAGGGCGCTCTTCCATTACAGGATGTATTCGTCTTCTTCTTCAGAAAGCTCTTTATCAGAGTTGTACTTGACAAGCTCAGTGATAATGATCTTCTTGATGGAAGGAGCATAGCCATGCGCTGCACTCATCTTGTGCTTGTAGCTGCTCACCAAGGCCACACACTTAGTGCCGTTACCAATGCTCTTGATATCTACGGGATTGCCTTCTTCGTCCACTGGCTCAAACTTGTACATGGATTTACCAACAATAAACTTGCCCTGCTCTGGCTTGTTCTTAATCTTGATGTTGAGTTCTTCAAGGGCTTTAGCTGCCGCATCAGACAACATGCCAATGGAGCACTCAAACTTCTTGTTGTCTTCGTTGAACTTCGTATTGAATTCTCCCATCCAGTTGCTCCAGAAGAGTTGACCAGAAACGCGAACGGGTTTAATAGAGGTTGTCATATATTTCCTTAAAATGTTAATGCCGTCTTTCCGTGCTGTCATTGGTGCGAGTGGCCGGAATCGAACCGGCACGCTATTAAGCGAGGGATTTTAAGTCCCTTGTGTCTACCAATTCCACCACACTCGCTAAATACTTTCAAGCCATCTCTTATGCCTGTCGTTGTGCTTGAAAAAGGATGTACCAAGCCAACGATGTTGGTTTAGCGTGTTTTCCTTCTCCTCCAACGACTTTCCTTTGACAGCCTTGCTGAAATCTACTAGCTGCTCAATGATGCACACAATGTAGCTGATATGGTAGCCTGCTTTTTCAGCCTTGTCAACCATCTCTGTGCGCTCTTCAAGGGTGCTCATTAGTGCATTGTTTCTACTGAAGGTTCAAGCAAACTTTCCAAAGCTGTCAATAAAACAGCAATTATATCATCCGCTTTGACGTGTCTGGTAACAGCCATTTCAAAACTGTCTTTATAAACGATGAACACAATTCGTCCTGTTTCAATGGGTGTCCCTCCAGCTTCTTCCATATTTAAATTCTCCGTCCAAAGGACATCGTAGATTGTAGAACAGGCCCGCTTCAACAATGCTTTGTTTTGCTGCCTCACCAGTGATTATAGCATGTTTTTCATCCGTTTCCCACTGAAATTCGTCATGAACATTAACAACCATCTTCACAGGCCACCTGTTTTGTCGTATTTTTGCATCAAACAGCACCAAAGCTTGCTTCATAACCACTGCTCCTGCCCCTTGTAAGAGGCTGTTTAGCGCTGCGTGCTCCGAGCGCACCCATATTTTACGACCATCAAGCCCCGGTACAAACCCCTTGCCTGCAACCTTGGAAACGTGATCGCGTAAACGCTGTAGGGCAGGTGTCGCCGCCAAGAAACTAGCGATGAGCTTTTGACCTTCTTTGGCTCCAGCACCCACAATCTGACCAATCTTCGCTGGCCCTGCTCCGTAGAGAAATCCATAAATAAAGGTTTTTGCTTGGTCTCTGGTCTGTAATCCCGCCGCCTGTTGATTTTTAGTATGTACATCTGTCCCGAGTTTCGAACTCCCATTAACGACCGTCTCAACATAATCATCATCCTTCATATAGTGAGCAAGCATTCTAAGCTCAAGGCCACTGGCATCACAGCCAACAAGCACATTCCCATCATCCACTGTCCAGCACTCACGGCACTCAGGGCCAAACACAGAGCCACTATTAGGAATCTGTGCCATGTTAGGGCTGCTATGGGTCATACGGCCCGTCACAGCGCCATTGGTAATCACCCTGCCATGCACCCTCCCGTCTGCCTCTACAGCTTCCATCCAGCTTGTAATCTGAGCCACCCTCTTCTGTAGCATGAGGTATTCTTTAATTAGTGTTGCTGTTTGCTCTAATTCTGTCATTTAAAAGGTTCCATGCTGTTGCTGCACACAAGGGAACTTGTCCGTTCCCTGTGGCTTTAAGTCTGTCCATCCTAGCGGCCACCCCATCATCCATTCGACCCACACGGGGTTCAACTTTCCACCAGCGTGAGTTGCTAGCGTAGG